GTTGCATCCTTGACCAGATGCTTGTATCGAGTACTCCAGCTATATGAACTATCACAACCATAGTTCCATACAGGCAAGTCTTCGATCCGCTTGACCGACTCTACATTGAAAGTCTGATAGGGTAAGACATAGGTTGCTGGATTGGTGGGATCTTGCTGACCAAAACCGTTGCATTCCAGATTACAACCAAAGAAACGAATCCAGACCGACGGTTTACCTGCTAGTTCAGCTTCGCCTTGAAAGCTGTAGAATATTTCTGAGTAGCGTATTTTCGCCATAACAAACTCCGTTCATGAAAGATAAGCCAGTATATTATATTTCGTTGTTGGGGTCAAGCACCGATTCTTCATTCTCTTTTTTCTTCATGGCCGCTTTGGTAGCTGGGCTGACAACCTTTTCGTAGTCATAGCCATCTAACTGGGTCTTGAGATAGTCCAGGAACTGGTTATTGAATTCACCGTTGTCCTGTTCCTGTGTGATTAGTTCATTGATGTCCAGCTGATCAATGTATCGATATTTGGTCTGCAGCTGTTTCTTCTCACGCTGTATTCTTCGAATGAAGGCAAAATAGGTAATCTGAGTAAAATAGGCAAACGGATTTTTACTTTTAGCTGGATCGAAGTTGTTGACTACTGCCAGACAATTTTCTATGGCATCGGATATCATTTCATCTTTGTAGCTATAGTTAATGAAGTTAGACTTGTAGCTTAGATGACGTGCAATCTTGATAAAGCAGTCGCCCAGATAGTTGCTGATAGGCGGCAATGCAGTCTCCGACTCCTTGGCTATCAGTACTGCGGCCCGATGCTCAAGTAATGCTGCTAGGAACGCTGCATTGTCGATGTAGTGATTGGCTTTCAGGGTTTTTGCATCAGGGATTTCAGTTGACATATTGGTTACTCACTTCAGGTTAGGTATTGACATCTATTGACACCGCCACTATAATCGCGGTGTGGTGGGTTAATGAAGTATTCTTGGATTGTACTTGGTCATATCAATTACGTTCTCATCATATTCTTCTTCCTCGTTGTATTCATCGTATTCTGCTTGTGCTTGCAGATCCAGTTCAGGCAATAACTGCTCCTGCAGACGCTCCAAGAACATGGCATACTTTTCCGCTGCCTGTGGACGCATTTCAGAAACACTGAATACATGATCCGCAGATATTTCCACAGTAGTATGATCGCTGATGGGTATCATGGGCATCATTGATATGGTTTCAACCAACTCACCATCACCATCTACAAACTTAAAGCTCTGAAATATTACTGGGTTATCAACCTTAACAGTTTTATTTTTAAGCACATCCTTGGTAGAAAAATCCCATTCTGAGCTGCAGGCCATGAGCTCACCACTTTTTAGTTTTATTGCTTTGTAATGGATCATTGTAATGGCACCTTTGTAAGTTTGTAATCAAATTGCTCGTCATTATAAATTCTAATGCGTTCAGCCATGTGCAATAATGTAAAATTCTTCTTACTCTTGTAACTCAAATCGTCGCCAATATCAAATAGTCGGCAGCGATCCTTGCTGTCTGATGTTCTAAGTCCACGCCCAATACTCTGCAGGTTTCTAATACGACTCTTGCTAGGGCTAGCGAATACAATATTATGCAGGTTCCGTATATTTATACCTGTGGAAAATGTGCCGTAGCTGGCAACAATAATAGCATTGTCTTCTTTCTCAGTAATAGCACGTATGGCTTCCCGATCTGCGGTCTCAGTACCACCATGCACTAGGAATACTTTGCGCCCATCAGCTGCCTTGGTAGCAATCAACTCGTGCAGAGGTATGCCATGCTTCTCCACATACTGAAACAGCACCAAGGTATTACCTGTCTGCGCCAAAGTTAGATTGCGTATAAATTTGTTTCTGGCTGGATGTGTTACCAGCCAATCCATTTCTTCCTGGTATGTAAAGCTGCGGGTATTCTTTTTCACATCGTCGGGATACTGCATGATCAAACATTGTATGTCTAGGTCTGCCAGCTGTTTATTATCAATCAACTTTTTAGTACTGGTTACTCGATGAACAGCACCAAAGATACCTTCCAGCACCAGCTTGTGAGTCTTCAATCCGTCTAGTGTACCAGTAGTACCTACCCGAAAAGCACAGTGTGGCATTTTATTTAGTATGCCAGTTAGACTGTTGGCTTTGAATCCATGTGCCTCATCGCCAATGACAACATCGAACTGGGCAAAGTAATTTTTCTGTTCTTTGTATAGACTCTGCCAGGTTGATATTACTACTGGCAGGTCGGTATTCTTATTCTGTCCTGCATAGATTTTATGTACATGCTGACCAGTACGCCAGCCATTGGCGCTGCTATAATCGGCAAAGTCTGAGAACAACTGTTCTACTAAACTAGTAGTAGGTACAATGATTAATATTCGACGACCCTGCTCTAGATGATAGCGAACTAAACTATAGATAATCAGACTCTTGCCTGATCCAGTTGGACTAAGCAACAGACAACGATGATTATAGACTGCTGTCTTGACTGCGTCAATCTGATAGTCACGTATGTCTATGGGCTTGCCATGACCATGCAAGTTCAATCCCTGCAGATATTCCTGTATGTCTATGTAAGGTGTAGGAACAGGGCTGGCTTCGGTTTCCACAGTATAGTTATTCTGCTGTGCAAATGCCTTGACATAAGGTATGAGTCCTACATATAATTCACGTTTAAATAGATTGTATAGACGTACCTTACCATCCCAGAGCTTGGCTTTATACTGTGGCATGAAGCGTGCGCCAGGTTGCTCGAATGTAAAGAAGTCTGATATTTCCTGCATCACGCCTATGTCAGCAGAATCTATCTGACAGTAGACATGATTCAGATGCTTGATGGTTATGTCTGCCATTACATCATGCCATTGCTAAATTTTTCCCACTCAATGGCATTCTTGATATCCCAGGTACGACTGTGAATACTTTTAAGAATACTTTCCAATTGATAGAGAACGGTTTTAAGATATTCCAGTTTGTCCTGCGCAGTAATTAAGTCGGTATCGGTGCCTAACATTTCATCCATGTCACTTTTTAGGGGCTTGACTCCCTGATACTGAGCCCAGCCCAGGCCTTCTAATTCCTGTTTGGTCAGCTCACCGCGGAAGTAACGGTATTTGATGTTGCGAAGTTTATAGTAGTCGGACTCGGCTTTGCGTGCCTGTAGTCGGGCACTGGTCAGCAGGTTCAGATATTTGGCATGCAGCTCGGGTGTGCGCGCAGCACTTCGACCCAGATTGGTATGATCAATCTGTGCATCAGTCTTCCAGGCTTCCTGTAGTTCAGTTAATTTCATAGTATCTCCATTTCAGATACTGCCATTATATATTAATCCATCGATGATGTCAATTAGAACGAACTGATGTGATAGTGAACAATTTGTATCTGAATGATGCCACGCCTACAAAGTATTCCATGCCTGCTGTGGTAATATCAAAGTCCAGAGCTTCGATGCTGATAGGGAACATGTCTTCAAAGGTAAGTCTGACAATGGGTACGTTGTCGCTGTTCAACATTAGCAGAACACCGTCACTGAATACCTTGCTATAATCGGCTGCTGGGTAAATGGTCTGGTAGTTATTCAGCGCCTGATTCCAGTCTTCGCCACGACCAGGTACACCCAAGTCTTTGATCCAGTTATAGATCTCCAGATAGTTACTCATGTCTTCGTTGATTAAAAAACGAATGGTAAACTCACCAAAGGATACTTTATCGCCAGGATGTGGTACGTCTACGAAGGGTGTAGTCTGCATGGCAGCACCTAATTGCACTGGTGGTAGATTGGCACTCTGACAGGTGAAGGTTACATTGGGGGTACGATTGATGATAAACTTGAAGCTATTGGGCTTCAGATATGTGTTTACTGGATCTATTTGTTTAGAACGCAGTATAGCAGCATTGGAACTGGCTAGGAATGTCATGGCAACCTCTGAGTAATAACAGTATTTATCATTGTAAAAAAAGCGGACCCGAAGGTCCGCTCTAAAGTGCTCTCTTATCGGAGCTTTAAAATTACATTAAGTTAGTAACTTTAACGCGGCGATAGTAGGTATTTTGATTGCTTGACAAGCTAGTGAACGGATTGGTTACAATACCGTAACGAGTCTTGAAGCCGATCTTTGGTTGGAAGGTATTTGGATCTACTGCACGAACCATCTGTAATGGAACGTATGGGCAATAGAACATACCTGCGTCATATGGGCTTGTACCCTTATAACCTACAACATAGAACTGACTAGCGGTATTCAGGTTTGCTGAATATGGATCAACGTAAACTTTGATCTTGCCGTTTAATACGCCGGCAAAAGTATTGCCTGTGTCATCAACGTTCAAGTTTGTTGACAATGCTGGAGTATAATCCAGGATACCTGCCATGCTCAGTGCACTTGCAACGTCTGCTGAGCAAACGATGAAGTTACCTTTACCACGACGTGTTTGTTGAGCAATGTTGTTGGCATCACGTTCGATTTGGAACAACAAGCCTTTGAAGCGTTCTACTGACCAACGACCGTTTGCATCGGTATCTAAGTCAAATGTACCGTAGGTTGTGGTAGCACCGGTATCTGCACCTGGCTTAGCAGCTGCATAGATAGTACGGATAACTTCACGGTTGATCTCAAACAAGATCTCTTGGCTCAGGATGTTGGACAATTCGCCTTCGGCTTCTAAACCATGAACTGCCTTCAAGTCTTGAGCAAGTTCAACAGTGTAGTTAGCTTTCAAGCCACGTGTCTTAGCAGCTACAGTGGTCTTCTCAATGGAGAAAGCCATTTCGCCGAATGCGTAACCTGGGGTGTCGCCCATGATCTCGGCGTCACCGGTAGCTAGGCCAACACCAGTGGTGTATGGAGAAGCAACTGGGTTTGTACCAGCATGTGCTGTTAATGAACTACCAGCGAAGTCTGTATCAGCTTCGTTGAACAATGCTTCTGTACCGCCTTGTACGCTATAGTTTGACTTCATAGCGAAGATCAGGCCGGTTGGGCCAGTCATTGGCTGAACGCCGCAGACATCGTATGCCATTAAATTTGGCATTGCACGGCGAACCAAGCTGATCAAAATTGGATCGTAACCAGCTAAGTTAGCGTTAGCATTAGCGCCGTTGACTTGACCGCTGAAACCGCCACCCATGGCATTGGCAGGAGCTTCCCACAATGCTTGCTTTTCTTCCATTAATGCCTTCTCTTGGTTTTCCAAGAGCTGAGCTGTTACCTGACGCTTGTATGCGTCTTTGATTTCTGGGAGGTCATTATGGCTAATGACTGCGTCCCATTTTTCCATTAAGTGTTGTTGCATTTTAAGTTTCTCCTAAAAGAGTTGGTACTATTAAATTATTTCTTGACCGTTCTTGACAGTGCTTGCACATAACGCTGCATGTGTGCTGAAGTCTCTACGTTCGGCTTGTCGCCATGCTGAACGCTTTCTTCCAACATTTTCTCTGGGCTAGCAGGAATACCATTGGGGAAATAGCTTTCCTTGATTACTTTAACCTTCTCGGTAAAGAGGCCTGCGTTACCAAAGTCAACACCTTCTAGCAGTTTAGATAATTTTTCAGCGTCTGTTGCAGTTAGATCGCGGCTAGCAGATTCGATGATGCGTTCACGTTGGATATGATCAAGCTGAGATTTTAACTCAACATTGATGGCAATTGCTTCATCCAAATTCGCTTGTGCTTCGTCAACCTTAACAGCCATGTCTTCGAGAACGTCAACCTTGTCCTCTGGTACTTCAAAGTAGTGTTCTTGGAACAGGTTCTTTAAACCAAGCATAAAGTCTTCCGCTACTTCTGTGCGTAAACCTTTTTCCACGGCAAGCTCATTGTCCTTCATCCATTGTTCTACAACATAATTAAGATATGAATCAACCTTTTCTACAAGCTCTTCTTTGATAGTTTCGATTTCACTGGCAGCCTGTTCAGCTAACTCAGTGGTTAATTTTTCTACTTCATTGTTGACACGAGCAATGACTGCAGCTTCGAAAATAGCAGCAGCCTGAGTCTTGAACTCTTCGCTCAAGTCTGTGTCAGCACTGAACACACTGGCGATATCCTTGCGAAGATCTTCCAGGTTCATTTCTACACGACGTGGCTCTTCTTCTACGTCGTCTTCGGTGATGAGATCTTCGTCTTCCTGATCTTCATCTTCTTTAAAAGGAATCTGACCACCGCCAGATGGTACGGCATTGATTGCAGTAGCATCAGTACCAGTAGCCTTGACTGTGCCAGCCTGAACAGCAGCTTTGCGGCTGTTGCCCTGCATGGCCTGTGGCTCTGCATTACCTTTGTTCAGACTTGTGTCTGGGGTATTCTTGTTGGCATCTTTGGGTTCGACTTCCTGAACTTCTGCATCCTTGCTATCGCCCTGCTTTTGCTTGGCTTCAGCGCCGCCCTTTTTCAGGCTAGTGTCTGCGCTAACTGGGTTGCCAGAATAAGGATCGATTTCAGTATAGGTAGCCTTCTGACTATCGCCCTGCATGTTTGCGTTCATTGATTCGCCGTCGTTGCTTTTACCAGCTTCGGCTTCGTTAAGTACCTGAGCAGCTTTGGCTTTCTTAGCTTCCATCAGCTCGCGGATTTTGGTTTCTAGTGACATTTATGATCTCCTAAGAACAGGTTCGTATTATTTATAAAAACTGTTAATTTGATAGTCTGCGCATGAATTCCTGAAATACATGAACCTGCGCCTCATTGAGGTTGGCTGCCGATGTACCTTTGATGAATTTACGTGCCTGATCTATTTCTCTTTCCATCCAGCGACCTTCTACCAGAACCCATTCCTTGCCTTCCATGATGCCACGAACAAAAGCATCAGGAGCGCTAGGGTCGGCTACAATGTCGCCAGCAGTTGCCAGATAGAAGTCGTCCTGCACTTCATTGACGCCTTCTTTATTCATTTTCAAACTTCCCATTCCACGAGAGCTTACACCTAGTTGAGCACCTTCATCGATAAGATTTTTAACAATGCGTCCCATGGGTGTTTCGGTCATGATTTTGGCACGACCAATGTAGTTGTTACCGTCTTCCTTCAGACCAGTAATCATGTGGCTAACACGATCCAGGTTGATACCAGGACCGTCAGGATGACCCAATTCTCCAAAGGCACGTTTAGTGTTAACGTATTCTTTGATGTAGCGCTGTACTTCACGCTCCATGACTGCCTTTGAGTAAATGCGACCATTTCTGTTGGCAACTTCAGTCTGAAGGAAAGGACCTTCGATAAAATAAGACTTGCCACCATCTTCTTTTTTCTCAGTCAGGTACTTGACGTCCTGAACTGTTTCTGTAATTAGTTTCATTGGTTATACTCCAACGTTGGTTAATGTGCTGGAGAAGCCTTCGACTTTGCGAACATCCAACAACAACATACCTGGCATGTAGAAGGTAACATCGATGCTCGACGTATTACCTATGGCCAGAGCAGGCATGCTGTTGGCACCTGGCCATTCGCTGGCGCCGTGCATGTCAAGTACAATGGCTCCGGAGCTGCCACGTTTAACAGTTATACCACTGAGGGCACCATTAACATTGGCATAGGCTGCAGCAATGTTTACTGTTAATACGCTGCTTAGACTAGTTGATTCCCGACCAGCACGTAAAAAGTCTGTGAGTGCAATGCTTGTTGTATCGCCACCAGCAGTAGCTATCAGATGATAGACTGCCTTCATGTGATCATTCTTGATCAGTGTTTTAGTAAGTGCCATTATTCGTCTCCTTCTAATTCGTCGAGAAGGTGATCAAAGCTTTCATTGGCTTTGATCTTTTTGGCTATCTCGTGACCCTTGGTAATAACCTTCTTGGGAAGATCAGTGGCTGGTCCTGGTCCATAGCCTGCAGCTTTTTTAGCAGCTGCCATGCCTATGGCGTACTCGTTGTTACGAGCAGCTTCACGAATCTGCTTGAATTGCATCGTGTGCTCCTATTTTTCTAGCAATGTCTGTTTTACGTTGTTCAAGAGCGTCAGTCAATTTAACGCTGATGATGTCATTGAATGTCTGTTGAGCCTCTGCGCCCTGATCGAGAGCGATGCTGTCCAGCATCTGTTTAATTAATTCGTCGTTCATAGTCTAACCTTTCTAAGTTCCATGATATTATTTATTGCCGTCAAATCACCTTCAACTACCGGATTGTCTGGGTTATAGGGCGCTGGCGTCTGTCCAGCTGTGCCTGTATTGTCCTCTGGTCCCTGTGCTGGTTGTCCTTGATCGCCCTGCTGCTGTGCTGCCATCTGCTGCTGCAGGTCGGTGTCAGCATCAATTTCAGCCTTCATCTTTTCAACATCTTCTTCGGTCAGCTGCAGGATCTTGTCATAGACAAATTCACGACTAAAATAGGTACCAACGAAGGGATTGATCTGGTTGAGCAGGTCGATGCGGTTACGCATGATTTCTGCTTCCTTGGCTTCGGACATATAGCCGTCTTCGGTAAACTCATAGAAGATCTTTTCCTGAATAGCATCCCATTCTTCGGGCTTCATTACGCCTTTG